TAGAATAAAAAAAATCCTGTAATACATATTCTGGGGCATTTGGTAACGCACCTTTAAGATAATTCATTAATGGGTTTCTAACTTCCATTATCTTTTCAACCACAGTTTTAGCATCTAAGTTTTGTGGTGTTTTCTTTTTAATACCACCAATAGTTTTAAACCCACCATATTGGTATGCAGCCTTATCAATTTTATTTAACAAGGATTTTGTTAATACATTACCAGCAGTTATTGTATCTTCATTATCAATTTGCTCATTCAAATATTCACGTATAGTAGTTGCTATAAATTTGCGTAGTTTCATATCTTTCTCCATATATTTTTATTTATATATAAATATTAGAAAATTAAATTTCTACCAAATAATACCGTACTGGTGCTAACAACGTGTATAAAAACATAGCCAATCAAGGTAAGTGTCGTGCGTGGCTACGTTTCATACACGCAGCCGTTAGCCGCAATACGCAGACACCCTGCTAACCGAAGTGGCTTTCACCACATCCACATTTACACAATGGTTCTACACCATTGTATTTTTCTTTGATTAAAATTTGTTTTTTTGTTATTGTTACTTTAGGCATAAAAAAATCCCTCCAATAATAAATATTGGAAGGATTTGAGAAAATGTGCTTGTGATAATAGTATCTTTAACCAGGATCAGAAATTTGCAATGCAATAATCCATAGCAATCGTGACATTCAGCGATATGTATTGATCATTTGCCCAATCATAATCACCAAATCTAGCAGTTTTAATAAAGGCACCTTTTACAACCCACTCGCCAACTATATCGCCAACAGGTCCTAAAATTTCTAATTTAACGTCTTTTTTATAAAAATCGCTATAACCATCACGTCCGGTTACAGATTCGTGTGATAACCTAAACCATTCCATTACGGATTGAGTTCCAGAAGGAGTGATTGGATCATACAATTCAAGGGTAATATCGTCCCACCTAACTTTACCTTTAATTTTACGGTAAACGTTAATGTGGTCTAAAGTAATTTCACCAGCATTGAATCCTGGTGCGGTTGCTTTTTTAATTAAATAAGCAGGTACGCCGTCTATATAAAATATAAAACGGTTAGAGACTTTCGGCTCAAATGCGGTAAAGAATATCTCGTTAGGGCTTAATACTGGCATGTGTGTTAATTGTTATTTTGTTGTTCTATCATAAATATAAAAGAAAATACCTTCTTAAACAACCTTGTTAATATTTATCAACGTACAAGCGTTTGAGCCTAAAATTATGAAAGAATTAATATGTAAAAATTGCACTAACACGTTTAGTGTACCTAATAGTAAAAACAGAACATTCTGTAGTGGTAAATGTGCTCAAACATATACTAAATCTAAGGATAGAAGTTGGTTGAATAAAAGAGATATTACTAATGTTTCTAAATACGGCGTTAAATCACCACTTGAATCTTCTGTCGTACGTCAAAAATATAAAGATAATCTTACCACCAAATACGGCGTAGATAATCCATTTCTTGTTCCTGAATTTCTGTCTAGAGCTAAACAATCTATATTAAGCAAATATAACGTTTCTGTTGCTAGTCAAAATAAGGATGTTGCCAACAAAATATCTATTAGTATGAAGGGTAAACCTAAAGATAGAACTAAATTTGTTGATGTTAAGTGGGAGAAAATATTAAGTTATTGTAGTGCTTCTAATCTTGAACCACTGTTTGATAAACAATATCTTGAAGATAATAAAGTAAACCATGTGTATGGTAATAGTTTTGGGTTTAGATGTATTAAATGTAAAACATCAACAGACGTTCAATTATGTAATGGTTACCTTCCATCATGTAGTAAATGCTCTAACCATAAAGGTTATTCATTAGTTGAAGACAATATTACATCTTTTATTATAAATAATGATTCAGACGTAGATGTTAAATTAAAAGACAGAACAATACTACCTAATAAATTTGAATTAGATATTTTAATTACTAATAAAAATCTTGCTATAGAAGTTAACGGTATATATTGGCATTCAGAAGTTATGGGTAAATATAAAGATTACCACGTTTATAAAACTAATGAATGTCTTAAACAAAATATTCAATTGTTACATATTTTTGATTGGGAATATCTTAATAAAAAGGAAATTGTTGAATCAATGATATTAAATAAATTAGGTAAAACTCCTAACAAAATATACGCACGTAAATGTGTTGTAAAAAGTATAAATGATAATAAAGTTATCAAAGATTTTCTTAATAACAACCACATACAAGGGTATTGTGCTTCTAGTACTAAACTAGGATTATATCATAACGATGAACTAGTTTCCATCATGACATTTGGTGTTAATAGATTTAAAAAACACTCAAGTGAAATTGAATTAATAAGGTTTTGTAATAAACTGAATACTAATGTAGTAGGGGGTGCTTCTAAATTATTTTCTTATTTTGTGAAAAACAACACTACATCAGGTGATGTTATTATTTCATTTGCCGATCGTAGATATTCTAATGGAGGTCTTTATCCATCACTTGGATTTACATTTACAGAATATACCTCGCCTTCCTATATCTATTGGAAAGGTAACACTATTCTTAAAAGAATGGTGTGTCAAAAACATAAACTTCATAAAATATTACCAATATTCGATTCTAAAATTTCCGAATATAAAAACATGTTAGCCAACGGGTATAACAGAGTTTGGGATTGTGGTAATTATAAATTCACATATATAGTTAAATAAAAAAGGAGTTACATTTCTGTAACTCCAATTTTAGGGGGATAAAGCGAGGATAAATATTACGCACCGAACGTCGCACCTGTTGGCTCGACATTAAAGTCTAATATGATAAATTCTGCAGTTTTAGTTGGTTGAAGATATATCTGACCGACCAATTGATTTCTATCGATTACTGAAGGTGTGTTATTACTTTCATCCATTATTACTCTAAAAGTATACAATCCTTGGCGTTGTTGAATAGATGACAGGTAGGGTTCAACTATACTTAAGAATTTATTTCTTGTAGTTAAGGTATTTTGTTCAAATACTAATGTTCTACTAATTTGAGAAATGTATCCTTTTACTTCTATCAATAATCTACGTACACCAACACGATCTAAAGCAGATGCTTTTGTTTGTAATGTTTTCTGTCCGTATGCTACGATACCACTTCCAGGGAATGTTGCTATAGGGTTAACTTTGCTACCATATAAACTATCGCGATCTGTTTGGGATAATTTTCTTTCAGCTTGAATTACATTAGATATTCCACCACGATTAATACCTGCTGGTGCGAACCATGGAGCAGAAATTTTATCATTAAATGCGTAAACACCTAACATTATTGTTGATGCAGGAATCCATACATTTCTTCCAAGATTAGGATCAATAGTTTGTAACCAAGGCCAATATGCACCTGCGTAACTTGAATCTATTGCTGATGCTTTAGTATTAACTGTAGATATGTTTGAACCATAGTTAACTAAGTCTAAAATATAGAATGAGTCACCTCTATTTTCAGTATTAGCTATTAAGTTATTGGTATATTGAGCTGATGCTTCGTAAGTAAGACCAGGAGTTATGATAGTGTTAAAAGAATATTCATCTTTATTTGTTAATACACTTTCTGCAATTGCATAATCTACACCAACAACACCTTGAGCGTCTGTTGAACTAATTTTATCATAAAAATTCATTACTCTGTTATGTGGGAAATTAGTTCCAGTAGCTCCACTAAATGAACCACTACCTACAGCTGGGAATGAACTAGTGTATTGAGATTTAGGTAAACCGTTGTTGTCAAAATAATTAGGTGTAGCTGCTGTTACTGATGCTACTCTGATATATCTACTTTGGTTTTTGTAGCTACCAGATGTTGCTACATAATATGCTGTACCGTCTACTGCTACTGTTTTACTTTGATCACCAATTACTGCAGCTATATAGTTGTTTGCATTAGGATCTAATGATAAGTTATTCCATGTTTCAAGGATAGTTTTAGATTTGTCGTTATCGTTACCTTGTCTTACTAACAAAGTAAATGTACCACTACCTGTGTTTACAGATGAAATTTCCCATCTAAGGTTATCTGATGATCCTGACGCTAATGCACCACTTACTATTGAACTAGTGCTGTTCATAATAACACCTTTAGACAATGTTTCGATAGCGAAACTTGCTGAAGTAGCGTGTAATGTTGAATATGCTGTTGCTGACGCTGGCGTCCATGCTGTTGAACTACCTGATACTACTCTAGTTACTAATAGTGTTGAACCACCTTGGTTAAAGTAATTTCTTACAGCGATACCCGTTAAATATGAATACGAGTTACTTCCACTTAATATTGTAGCACCAAAAATGCTTTCATATTGAGAATATGATGTTACATATATTGGTGTGTCTATTGGACCTTTGACTGCTGGTCCAATTATTGCGGCTCCTGCTTGTATAGGACCCTCGGTTATGAATGAGTTGTCGTTCTCTCTAGAGAAAACGCCTGGGCTTACGATTTGTTCCATTTATTTATAGTTGTTATTGTTTGATATAAATATTGGATTCTTTTTGTAAAATTATTCTGGTGTGAATTCCCCGGTTTCGAAATTAATATTACCCTTACCATATTTGGTAACAAGCATTAATCCGATTTCTGTTTCGCGTTTTTCTATGTCTTTAAATTGCGAAAGCAATTGTTGTTTTTGAATGGAATTTCTTCCTAGAAGAACAGCAAGATTTTCGTATTCTTCATGAATCTTACTTATACTTGCTAGTTCTTCGGGGGTAAGTTTTGTCATTTTAGTTTTAAGCTGCTTTAGTAAATTCTCCAGTTGTAATGTCTATTGAGCCTGCGCCGTATTTGGATTGAATTGATTTTCCGAATGCTTCTTCTTTTTCTTTTAATGCTTCTAAAGCATTTTCAAGCGCTTTTTTCTGTTTTGCAATATTATACAAATGAACTTCAGTAGTACCTATTTCCATAATAATTTGGTTACCTTGTTCTTGAAGAGCTTTAAGCTCATTCATTTCTTCTTGTGTTAAAACGATTTTTTCTTCCATAAATTTAAATTTGTTGTATATAAATATATAAGTAGGTTATAAAAATGTAGATAAAGTTTTAATTGTCCAACCATTTGTTGGAAAAACTGTTGTTATATTTACGTTTGCTCCGCTTAATGAAGCTGTGAATTCTATATTAGAAGTTATACCAATATCTAGTGTAGAATAGTCAGTATACTGTATACTTGAACCGTTCCATACAACTATAAGTTGACCAGATCTAGCGTGAGATTCAGATTTAATCATGTATTTATAAAAACCAGAATCATACGAACTTGTTGCGTTACTTGCTACTGTACGTGAACCTGATGCTAATGATGACGATGTTTCATTAACAAATAACGCATTATTAAGCATTGCTGTTCCAGAAACATGAAGTGATGCACTTGGTAAAGGTGTTCCTATTCCTATTCTTCTAGCAGCAGTAATCACTAAATCACTGCTAGCACCTAATACTCCATTATTGTTATATAATACTTGTTTATCAGATCCCGGTACAGCTAAACTACCGCTAAATGAACCTGTTATTGAACCGCTTACTAATAGTGAACCAGATATTTGAACGTTTTGTCTTAATAATAGACTGCCTGTCCCAACATTGATTTCAGCATTACGTGTGTTATGCCTCATGTTAACCCATTCAGAACTAGAAACGTGACTTCTTGAATAAAGCCATATTGTTGGATCTAGTGATGATGTAGTTGTTATAGATGTTTGATCTTCTCGATATGCTAAATTATGGATTACAAAATTAAACACAGTATTACTTCCAGAACTTAAACCTAATCGTAACCCTTCAGAATAGTAACTATATAATGATGCGTTTTGTTGTAATAAATAATCACCAGCAGATCCCTTAAATGTTATGCCACCACCAGATGTACCAAAGTTTGGTGTTCCATAAGGAACAAATAATGTTCCTCTATATAGGTGGATAGAACCAGTTATATGGTGAGATGTTGCAGGATCAACAACATTCGTACTTACGTTAGATATTCTAACACTACCATTATCTAATATTGTTAATGAAGATGATAAGTTAGCGTTTTGGACTACTAGTGTTTTAGTAGATGATGTAGCACCTATTCCTAGTATAGTAACAGCATCTGATTTGTCAATAGTAATTCTGCTTATGTTATTAGCCGATATTTTAAAGCTAGAATTTGTTGTTGTTCCTATTTCGGCGTCTGTTCCATTTGATACAAATGAAGCAGATACTATTCCTCTAGCTAATTTAAATCCAAACCCAGCATTAGCACCATTAATTTCTATTTGACCAGTAGGAGCAGTAGTGCCTAAACCTATTCTACCAACTGCTGTAATTATTACATCGCTACTAGCGCCTAGTATTCCTCCATTATTTATTAACACTTGCCTATCGGATCCTGGTGCAGCTAAACTACCGCTAAATGAGCCTGTAAACGAATCTGCTATTACATTCCCATTTACCCTTAAAGAACCTGTTACGGTTAAGTTTGATGTAAATCTACCTGAACCTGAAACATCTAATGTTGTTTGTGGGGATATTATACCTATACCTACATTTCCTCCATTAAATATTACATTCCCTGCTGTTGTTTCAATAGCTCTATGCGTAGTACCAGTTAATGACGATAATACTGGATTATAATATATGCCTCTTACTGTTCCAGTGTAAGTAGAAGTGTTGTTTATAGTATTAATAATTCTAATAGCATTATGTTCTAAAGATGTTCCTGTAGTATTAATTATGTTGTAATTAAATCTTACAGCATTTAAACTTGTACCGTTAGTATTAAGTCTTGTGGTTTCTAATGTAGGTGAAGTTGAAGTAGACATTGAAGTACCCCCAAAATGAGCATTGCTATAAGGGAAACTTATTGATCCTGCTGTGAAAGTAATATTTGCAATAGAACCTTCTGCTGTTACGTGAGCAACAGAACCTCCTAAAAACTGCCAATTAGTACTTACACCAGGTTCTCCAATTATTACTCTACCATCATTTTGAACAAAAAAGAGTTTAGATAATGCACTGTTTTTAATGTTTAAAGCTAATGTAGCACTAGTAGTTCCTATTCCTTGTATGTCTAATGAAGCAGAGGGTGTGTTTAACCCAATCCCAACATTTCCACCCATAATCCAATGGTTCCCACTACCAGTTACCCTTAGTGAACCCGTAAATGATTGAACATCTGTTAATACACTACCGAATATGTTCGAACCACTAGAATATATTATAGATGAAGATATAGTTTGTACTACTAACCTTTGAGCAGTTAATGTTCCTGTAGATGTTATATCTCCATTTACAACCATAGAACCAGATTGGTAATATGATCCTGTAAGGATTACATCTTGATGTAAAGGATTTACATACGAAGCTGTCGCGGAAACTGGCGCATAAGATGCACTTACGGCGTAGGTACTGTATGAGCTGCTTTCCGCGTTTAAAACGTAGGAAGACGTTAGAGAATACGAAGCACTTAATACAAGTACAGTCGGAGGGACGTAAGATGCACTCAAGGCATAAGAGCTGCTTAGTGCATAAGATGCACTAACAGCTACGGATGCAGAATTGTAGAGAGAACCTGTAATGCCCCCTAGTACTGTAAGACTACCACTTATTACTTCATTATTTCTTGATAGTATTCTATTACGTGACGGGAAAAAATTAGCCATTTATTTTTTTATATTTGTTCGATATAAATATCTTTAGTAGGGTTCCATTTTTCGAATTTAGATGCTTTATTTATGTCATTAGCATCTTTAAGATTATCGATGACAATTGTTTCTAATGCGTCGATAAGTTGAGTGTATGGATCTGTTATCTCTGTGTTGTATACAAGTGTACTTCTGTCTACATTACTGTAGGGTACAGACCCGTTACCATTGATTTTAACATCCATGTTAATTACTCCTGCATATTCTAGATGAGGAATTAATTCTAATGTTGGAGATTGATATATCAATCCTGTTGCTGGGTTTTGGAAAAACCCTGTTACTTTAATTGCCATTTTTTTATGTTATTTGTGTTACTGTTATAATTACCGAAGGTACTGCTGGTTTTACAGGAGCACCACTTGCGTCTTCATAATGTATTTCTACATCAGGGTTTGCAGAGCACCACTGTATATCTACATCATCTCCATCATCTACATATAAAGCATAATTCCAAGCTGCTACTGCTTTACCACCACCTGATACTCTTTCTATAGTAATTATAGTATTACTATTATCTAAATCTGTTCCATTTTTTCTAAACCATGTGTAAATATCGGCTTCACCTGTAGATGTAAGATGGTATTGAGCAGAAAATTGAACATTATACCAACCTGCATTTGCTATAGTTATTTTACCTCCTGCATTTGAAGACATTCCATATTCAAATGATGATGAACCCAATCTCATAGAGTTTTGTATGTTTGAACCATTTGATGCTTGAGTTTCTGTTGAATAATATTGACCTTTATTAAATTGTTTTATGTTATCTACATATAAACTACCTGTTAAATATAGACTACCTGTTAATACTGTATCTCCTACTCGTACATAACTCCCTACTTGTGACAAACTACCTGTTAAATTTAGGCTACCTGTTAATATGGTATCTCCTATTCTTGTACAAGTGCCTGTTTGAGTTAAACTACCTGTGATATTAACACTACCAGTAAATGTGTGAGCAGTAGATACTGTACTACCAAAATTAGTTGAACCTGTTACAGTTAGGTTAGATGTAAATCTACCTGAACCTGATACATCTAATTTATATCCTGGCGATGTTCGCCCTATACCAACATCACCTGTAGATGTTATTCTCAATCTTTCTGTAGGAGTAGTACCTCCTCCACTTTCTTTAGTAAAGAAAACTAAATCACCTGCTTGATTACCTGTTGCTGCTGTTCGTATCCCTTGTATCCTTGCGAAATCTCCAGTGCTAGCTATCTCATTCTGACCCCATGAAATATAATATCCTGTATTACCAGATAACCCCATACGTTGGTTACCAACTAAATGTAGTTTTTCTACAGGCAATTCTAAACCTACACCAACATTCCCACTTCCACTCACTACTAAAGCGTTAGGATTAGCAGGTGAACCCGCTATAAACAACTTACCAGTATTACTGCCAGAAATGTGTAGTGATGCAGATATTTCTGTAGATGATGTAAATGATCCTCCTATACCAACATTGCCACCTGTTTGAGCTGCTAAAAATATAGCTCCATAAGCGTTATACAATTTTAGGTACCCTGCTTGTGAGTTCATTAAAAAGGATGTAGGGGATTTAAATTCGTAATTTGATAATGTGTAAGTACCTGCCCCATTACTTATATTTAGTGAACTACCAGTAATATACACACTACCTGTAAACTGGTGAGTGTTAGTTAAATCACTTCCGAATTTAGTAGAACCTGTAACTTGTATTACACTAGAAGTTATGTATTGAACATTAAGTGTTTGAGCAGTTATAGTATCTGTTACTGTGAGCGAACCTGTAATTGCTACTGTTGAGGCTCCTATTCTAGCTACTTCCACAGGTGTAGATATACCATTAACCCAAAATGTTAAATAAGTTGAACCCTGTAATCTTAATGGGTTAGCTGATCCAGCAGATCTCACAACGGAATCTGCCCCGTTTACTTTTAGTTCAGCTATAACATTATTAGCTCTAAAATATGAAGTACCTGCAGTGTTACCTATATATAACGGGTATAAGGTACTGTTAGTAGCAGGATAATGTATTGTTAAAGCGTCATTATTAAGTGATGATGAAATGTGAATTTTAGATAATGGGTTATCTGTCCCAATACCAACATTTCCGCTAGATGATACCAGCATCATAGTTGATGAACCAGATTTAAATAAAATATCTCCAGCAGTAGTTTCTATTGCTCTATGAGTAGTACCTACCATTGAAGTTAATGTAGGATTATAGTAGATCCCTCTAACAGTAGAAGTTGCTGTTGTGTTGTTTATAGTTGGTGAAATATATAAAGTATTGTAAGTTAAATTAAATGCTGTAGCATTAGCAGAACCACCTAATACAACAACATGATTAGCAGTATCACTAACACCAATAGCAGATGTTAATGTATGATTAAATACAAAAATGCCCGCTGATGCCGGCCCAGCGTATTCAGATCTAAATAATAATCCTCTGGCTGAAGTTAGGTATGGGTTTACACCATCACCACCATTACTTGAATAAGGACTAATTGATGGACGATTGAAATCATTACCAAAAATAACTTTACCATCATCTCTTACAGTTAATAATGCAGCAGGGGTAAAATTAACTACAGAAAAAGTGTTTGTAGAAGATGTAGAACCTGCTCCTTTAACAGTTAAGGTACCATTTATTAATGTGTTACTACCAGTAATGCTTCCTGATATTTCTAGACTCCCAGAAAATATGGAGTCTTTAAGAGCGATTATCCCGTTTCGGGCTACGAATTGATTGTTGTATGCCATATAATATTAGAAAATAGTTTCACTTTCCACTATAATTTCTATGGCGATAAATATTTATACTACTCGATATTTTCTACCTGTAGGATCTGCGCTTTGTAATTCTTCGGCTTTGGCTAATGCTTCACTTTCGTTATCATATTGATAAATAGGATCGTCTGGATGTAATTGAGTTACCCATATCATATCGTTACCTGGGATAAACTGCATTTGGATTGTATATTTCATTTTATTTAAAAGGTATAAATTTATATCGATTATTATAAGATGCAGCTTCTTTATCTATGGCATCTGCGTAGTTAAATGTAAATTTAAATACTTCCCAGTCTTTTTCCCAATAAACATATACATTTTGGTTATCGTTTAAAATATCCTCATCTAATGCTTCTAAATCATCTTTAGGATAGTTTAAATCTGTTAATGTTTGCACAAATTGTTTGTGGTTATCTGGAGTGATAAATGTGTACCAAAATTCATTTTGAGGAAATAAATCAGGTTTATTTACATTTCGAATTTTGATTTCGTTAAGTACATCTATTTTTTTATAATTAAGGCGTTTTAAAGAATTACCATTAATAGATTTCCAGTTATCAATGTTTACAACATCATATTTTGGATTATACCAAACAAGTTTTGTAGCACCATAATCAACACTTGGAAGATCAGCAATATCATACCCTAACTGTTTAGCAATGTTAATAAAACTATTAATATCATCGTTATTTATAATAGCGTACCATTTTTCATCTTTGGGAAAATGTGGTTGTTTATTAATATTTCGAATTTTTATTTCCTTTAATATATCAATTAACTTCATTTTCTGTATCTCCTGTAGATGTTTCCATTGTAAATGTTACTCTAGATTTACTAAAAAATTTACCAATGTTAACCATATCTTTGTTTATAGTATCTGGTATAATATAACCATATAATTTAATAGTAAATTCTGATTTTGTTGATCTATCGTTACCTGTCTCGAGTTGAGTTTGAGTACCGAATGTGTCTATTTTTGTACGGAATTGAAATCTTTCTTTATCACCCCAAAATGAATCGGACGCAAAATTGATTGATTCAATAATTTTATTCATGTGGTCAACATAATTAGTAAACACAATACATTTATATATTATATTAACATAATCAGGTATAATTACACCATGTAATTCTTTAACAGGTTTTCTGTTAGATAATTGTGAAAAATTATCGTATTGATTACGTTGAGTATATTTTTTTTCGAATACCTGAAAATTATGTGGGTTATTTGCGTCTAATTTGTTACCTATATCTCTTACTTTTTCTATTGATTCTCTTTTAAACATAATTAATGGTGCCATAAGCTTACCATCTTTATCTCTATAATAACCATCGCGTTGAACTGCTTTCCACCTTTCTGGTGAGCCATATATTATGGGTACTTTTATGTATTGGTCGTTTTGTACAACCATAGGTTTAATAACGTTGTCAAAATAAAACATTAAAGCAGAGTCCATGTCTTCTAGACCAACACTAAAATCTTTTACATCGCTACCTTTAGCAGATATTTCGTTACCTCTATTAAAACTAGGAGATACAGGAGGTTTTCCTTGATTAGATAACTCGTAAGGAGTTATCATATCATTCATGATTTCTTGTTGTGTTTTAGGGGTTGGTTTACGTTTGCTCATTTTTATTTTTCTATCATGTGTTGAGGAATGTCTTTTAACATAATGCTTAATACAAGTGAAACTGTTCCTCCATCTCCGTCTTCATCTAAATCATTTTTAATACCTCTACTAGTTAAGTATTCAGATATTTTATCATACCATTCTATATTTTCTACATCTCTGTCAGTGTACGCACCATCATCATCGATATAATTATAATCTAGTTCATGATAAAATCTAATTTCACCATCAAAATGCATAATTCCGTCAAACTCAACATCTTCAGATGGGATAAGCAGTTCTATTTCACTGTAAGTATCATCTATATTAGTTATTTTAAACGTAATATCCGAAGGAACATTAACATTTTTAATTCTGATTTCTTTTAATATGTTAGTTAATTTTATCATCTTACTTGTATAATATTTAATTTATCGACATTAGTCCAATGTGTTGTTATAATTACAGATATACTTAATCCAAATCCTGAAGTGTCATCAGATACAGAGTAATCAGGGTTTTTACCTAACCAAAATTGTGAGTCGTCTGTGTTATCTACTTCGTAATAATTTTCATTCCACATTACAATATCACCTGTTTCAGGTTCAACACCTGCATCAATTAAATCTTGTCTAAACATGTTAAATGACACATTTCTGTATGAGTTAGGACCTAAATCATCGTCTACTGTAGTTGTATTATTAGCATTGATTAAACAATTTAATAACACAGGAGGGTTATAATATTTTGAATTAGACTCACCATATAAATTTATAGTAGTGCTGTCTAAGTTAATTTTATAGTATCCTATTTGTTGTTGGACAATTCTTCCAATTAACTCTCTGTTAATACTTTTTATCAATAATGAATCGCGTGATGAACCAAATAATGCCATATATTTTTATATATTATATCTTATTGACCAAAATTCTGCACCATTTAATTCATCTTCTTCCCATTCAAACGAACCACCATCAGAAAGGTCTTCTTCAGGACAGAACCAATGATATGATATACCTATTTCATCGTTCCATATTATTTCATTACCATCTTCACCTCCACCTAATTTTAATTGAAGATCATTAACATTATCAATAAAATAGGCAGCATCTTCATTATTTTCATCATCAGTGATTTCTTCTTTTTTAATTAATTCTTTAATATTTTGATTTAAAAAATCACATAAACCTTCATTAGTAGATAAATCTGGTTTGTTAACGTTTCTAATCTTAATTTCTTTTAATATGTTTGTTAGTTTTATCATTGTTTTTAAATATAAAGTTTCCAAAATTCTGCACCCTTGAATTCATCTTTTACCCATTCACCTGATCCAGGATCTGATAGATCTTCTTCAGGACATAACCAATGATAAGACATTTCACCAGCAAACTCATTCCATGTGACTTCGATCTCACCATTATCATCAGTATCGTGCAACTCTAGTTTTAAAGCATCTAAATCTCCATCATACCAAGCCTCTATACTTTCATGTTTGATAAATTCTTTGATGTTTTGATTTAAGAAATCATATAAATTTTTGTTTGAATTAATTTGAAAATTATTGATATTCCTGATTTTAATTTCTTTTAATATGTTTGTTAGTTTTATCATTGTTTTTATATATTATAATTAACTTCCCAAAATTTAACACCATGCAGTTCTTCTTCATCCCATCTAAACGACCCCCAGTCTGGTAGGTTTTCTTTAGGGCATAACCAATGATAAGCAACTCCTATTTCTTCATTATACATAACAACATTAAAATCTACATCATAAAATAATTCTAATCCTAAAGAACCAATATTGTCAACTAACCAACTATAGTGTTCATCATCTTCATTGTCAGTAATTTTGTTTTTTTCAATTAATTCTTTAATATTATTGTTTAAAAAACGACACAGTTCTTCATTTGAAGTAATATTATAAGGAATGTTATTATTCCTTATTTTAATTTCCTTAAGTATGTTAGTTAGTTTCATTTATTTTACTTTTTTAATTGTTTTTTCCCTAATAATAAACTGCATTAAACCTACTATTTTATGTTTATCATCAAACCCTCTTAATGCTCTAGCTCTGATATCATACATTTCTTGTGTTGGGTTACTACTAGATGATAAAAATTTCATTTTAACATATGAATACTCAACTACATCTGTTTCACGAGCATCTATCTGGGGAATGTATAACGGGTTTACTGTTATAACATCAGGTAATGCTCTTATTTGATTAAAAGCATCTAATTTGGTTGTTTTTAGTTTTTCAGTTTTAATTACTACGTCTACGTAAAATAAATTAAAATTTGATTCTAATATTATTGTTTTTAATTCCATTTTCTTTTATCCAATATAAATTAAGGTAGGAACTTGTAATAAAACATTTTTCATAGCATCAACTTCTTCGTTCCTTGATTTAAGTTGACTTGTTCTAGATGTTGCTTCTAATGCTCCTCTTAATTGAGTTAGTAAATCCAATTTTTCAGCTCTGGCATCAGTTAATAAATCACCTTGATTCAAAGTAGTTTCAGCATTAGGAATAGGAATACTTGAAAATTTACCCCTTACATATGCTAGCTGTTCTTTAACTAAAGCTAAAGTGTATTCATAAATCCATTGTCTACCAACAGCATTTATAAATGCATATGTTGGGTTATTGTATGGAACATTACTTACATTAGTTATTAATCCACTACCAGATGTGTTAGAATTTATAGGATTGTTACGTTCTGATTTTTTGATATATTCAAAACGTAATCTACCTGAATCTCTAGGTATTGGGAATACTCTAAGTACGTTGTTTACTAGTTCAAATGAGTATGCTGATTTTCTTACTTGGTCATTTAGTTCTATTGCTTGTATTTTTTCTATATCGAAATATAAAGGCATTAACATAAAGTTAATACCAGGTGAAAATCCACCAAATCCAAATGATTCAAGCATAGCTTGTGAACCCATACCTGTACCAGCGTATGGATCAAAAAATCTAACAATAGCTGGAGGTCCTTGGAAAAATACTCGTTTAACTTCTATATTATCACTAGGGTCAAGACTTGCGCTAGCAATAGCCCACGGTTTAAGATCATAATCTTGCACACCAGGAATTAAACCAATTGAACCTGTGTACCAGTTAATATTACCACCAGTACCTACTTCGGCGCCATAATTTTCGGCCATTCTTATTATGCTTCCTATATTACCTTGATTAATTAACTGGTTATTAAGGGCTGACCCAGTTGAACCACCTTCTAATCCAAGATAATTTTCACGTATTTTCCACAAATAAACTTCGTTACCATAAGTTGTAATTGCTTCTTCGAAACAAGCATATATGGAACCTGATTGTAGTTCTACATCAACTATAGGCCAACCTAGTCTGGTTGTGCAAAACCTTGCTACTTTAGGACCATCTGCCTGAAAAGTAGTATCCGAATCATAAAATCCAAATGGTGTTGAACCAGATATTGCACCTGCAACCCCATTCCATATATCAATGTTACTCATAATAATAAATATTAATTAATTCCCGTATTCGTAGCTTAGTATCTTTCCGACTAAGTCTGATCTATGGTTTTCTTTTAATTTAACCCATTTAATTTCTTCTATCTTTTTAGATAACTCAATAACGTAAGTAAGACCGTTTACTTGACCATCAGACGTTTTAATGTCTGTTTGTTCATTATCTCCGTTAATTATTATTTTACCATTTTTACCTAAACGAGTTAATATAGCTAACATTTCACCTTTAGTTGTGTTTTGGGACTCCTCAAGAATGAGTAGATCGTCAACGGTTTTACCTCTAATAAATTGAATAGGTAAAGCTTTGATTTTTTCAGTATCTAGCAATCTGCTAACTTCTGATTTATCTGTACAACATTTATTTAGATTTTCAACTAATGCTTCAATGTATGGATCGTATTTTTCTCCTAATGAATTGTGTGTTAATATATAATCATCAGTAATATATAACCCATCTTCTGAATCTAGCAATAAGCATTGGATGTAGTCTTTGTCCAATTTTTCAATGTTTGTTATTTTTATTTCATGTTTAAATTTAGGTTTATATTTTATTGCTTTTCTAGTTAAATAAAAAGGGTTAATATCCATATTTATCCATACTTCATAAGAAATGTAATTACATTGAGCTTTATTTCCTCCAATACTAATTTGACCTCTTTTATCTAAAGTCACATATGTAGCTTTTCCTCCTAAACTTCTTACTAATTCTATTATATCATCTCTTAATTGTTTAGATACCGTTGTAAATGTAGCACATGTATGGTTATTTGAACCATCAGTATCCATTAAACCTCGTAATAGCTCTATTCTATCATCTACAGATGAATTATATATATACTCTTTAGGAATAAACTTATTATGGGCTCTTTTATCTAATAACCCTAAATTAAATATTTCATTTTTTATAGGGTTAACCGATTTAGAATTTAATTCTAAAAATTCAAATTTTAAACCATCAATTATACTTTGATTTTTACATCTATTATCTAACGTACCTGGATTTATATCATATTCTTGGAGTACTTCATATTTTTTATAATAAATTTTGCTTTCGTTTGTTTTAACATTTGTTATTTTTATAGGTTTAGAAGGTTTAGTTCCTATATGTTCATTCATGTATGAAAAACTGTAGTTTATTCCACTTTTATTTAGGCTAATATCTAAAAAATCAACTAATTTTTGTATTTTATTTGTTATTTCTATATCCGAGCTTGATATAGTAATACTACCTGAAAAACAACCGTCTCCAAGCAAACAACCCAAAACATACGGTGATATTATGTGAGTCTTTATGTTATTAAACTCAACTGGGTTGTTATATGGTAGATAATGGTTATATTTTCCATGAATATCATAAAAAGTATCAATTATTTCTTTTAATGATTTAACACTACCTTCTTTTCCTTGTTTTTTATTATAAAAAGTAGTAGTATAAAATAAATGGTTAATTGAGCAATGTGTCTCTCTATTATCTGAAGTTGTTACTTTGTATATGTCTTCGTACCCAATTTCACTTTTATCTTTTACTGTAGAAATTCCTTGTTTTCCAACAACTTTATCTCCTATTTGCACATCACCTATATTAGACCAACCTGTAGGAGTTAACACCTTAGACCATAACGGTTGAGGGCCAGGTAAAAAACCAAGTGATCTACCTACTTCAATAGCAGCTCTAGTTACACTAATATTATTAATTTGTTTCTTTTTTAACAAATCTAGTGCTGCGTTTGCACATACCAGTGACTTCCCTGATCCCGCACGCCCTGTTACTATTACTATTTGATTTTCTATTATTAATCGTTTTACATACTTTTGCTCTTCATTTAATGCTATAGAATTGATCGCTTTGATTTCGTTTTTACGTTCTCTGTTTGGTTCTTTCATGCTGTTTTGTTTGAAATTATTTCTAAATTATGAGGTACGGGTTTATTACCTCCAAAATATAATGGTAGAGACCAACCATAAGATTTAGTTTCTAACCCTTTTATAACCCATTTATGTCTATTAACAGTTAATTCGCTGTTTTTAACATCAATTTTAAAATCATAAGGTTTGTTTATGTGACAGCCAAATATAGTACTACCGTTTACTTCGGGGTAGTACCTTTTACCTTTTATATAATAATAAGGAGCTACTTCTATTTTATCTACTCTATTGTTATACCTCCATCCAAATCTAACACTACCATAATGAGCGGGTCGTATTCCTCTAGTAGGAAATAACCCAAAAGACATACCAAACAGTTTATTCCAATCTGGTTGATCGTCTTTCCCTATGTCGTATCGACATGAATTTGTGAATGTTATTTGCCTTGAAAGGTAATCAATACCAAACATTGGTAAGTTCCACTGGTCGAGAGCCATGTGGGTATTTTTAAGTATTATTATTTTCGCCATCCCATATAAATATGGAAGAGTATGTGTTTAAATCGCAGATTATGCGTTTAATTTTAAGCGAACATGTGGACGGGTGATGAAGGTTCTTCTACAACTGTTGTAAGTAGAGATTCATCAAAATCTTCAGGTACTAATATGTTAGCGTGCCAACCTGTCTGCCTCATAAGCAGATTCCCATCCACCAATGATATGCTGCCCAATTCCAGAAGGCCAAACTTGATATTGCTCAAACACTTTTGGTTCTTCAACGTGCCATAAAATGTCAACATTATAGTTAGGGTCTAATACTGCTTGTGTTAGTATATTACCTTCTTCATCAAATGTTGCAGGTGTTTGTACACAAGTAATAGGAACTGCATCAAACCCTATTTGTGGTTGTTCTTCTTCTTCAATAGGGGCAATCTTAATAGCCTCTAATGTTTTTTGATATTCTGCTTCATCTTGGAAGCTGTACTTACGATAGTTCATATTTTTATATTGTTGTTATGGCCGCTAATTCAGCGTTAGGTAATCTAGTTTTACTTATTCTTGATTCATTAATATTCTCGGCTTCTTGATAACCAAAATATGTTGTAGCATCATCCCAATTTAACTCACTAAGAGTAGCTGGGGAAGATATTGTATCGGCACTT